GGAAAACATCCAACGTGTTCAAGTCGATCCTCAAGTCTCATCATTAGTCGACTGTATGGGCTGTCTTTTAGAAGCCTGTGCCATTCTACCTAGTCCTCACACTCTCAAGTATGTCGCCATGTGGAATGCCTCATTTGTTTTTACCCGTAACATCACTGGCCTTATCCACTGGTTTGCTTCTATTCTTCCTGATTTTGTCTCTCTTTATGTATTTCAAAATTTCCCTGCTTCCTTCTCTGATTTCCTCTTCAATAGTAATGGTGTCGCCGTCTGGGCCGATAAGGCCGATTCTCTTATTAGCCAATCCAAAGTTGAACACTCTATTGCTATGTGTTCTCAACTCGAAGTCACCATCAATAAAGGCAAAGAACTTGCCGCCAAAGCTGTCGATTGTTCATGGCAACCTGCTGTTGCCCGTAAATTAGACCAATTAACTATCGCCTTCAATCGTTGTCGCAGTGCTACTCGATACAAGGGTGCCGAAACCGAACCCATCTGGTTCGCTCTCCATGGTACCCCTGGTATTGGAAAATCTCGCATTGCCCAACTTCTTTGTCATTATGCTACTACTTTTTCTAGTGCTACTGCTACTCGTGACGTGGGCCTTATTTATTTTCGTTCCCAAGATCAATATTGGGAAGGCCTTCGAAGCGACCACCGTGTCCTCTATTTCGACGATTTATTCTCCGCCACACAAGAAATCAACTCTCAAACCTGTGCTGACCTCATCAGCCTCGTCTCTTGTGCTCCGTATTCGCCAAAACAGGCAAGTATTACTGCTAAAGAAACCGTTGCCATGTTCGATACCGTCATCTCGTGTTCTAATCATGCCTTCTACAACGATGTGGAAGGAATCTTCAACATTCAAGCTCTCCATCGCCGACGTATCAACATTGGAGTCCGTGTCCGTCAAAATCTCAAGCAAGAGAATGAAACCGATAAAGCTTGCGTTGCTCGGTTGCTTGTCACTAACCCTGCACAACTTAAAAACAGTGCTCATCTCGAATTTTTCTTAACTGTCCGTGATACCAACACTCCTGTTCATGCCCAAGGACCAATTGCTAGCGCTGCCGAGCGCAAAGCCGAATATCCTTGGCTTCCTGAATATATTGCTGCTACTGAAACTTTCGACACTGTTACTTTTTTCCGTTTCATCAAAGACGCTATTAAAAATCACCGTACCAATCAAAACGATGCGGGTGATTCAGTTGATGATTTCTTTGAAGAAGTCTTGCCTGAAGTTAAACTCGAACCTCCACCGCCTAATACTGCTATTTCCAACTTTACTAAAGCTTATACCTGTATGCTTGCTGTTGGTGCTGCTCTCGCTAGTGCCGCCGTTATTTATTCTATTGTTAAAGTTTTGTTTCCGAAAACTGAAGAAACTGACCCACAATCTCTTGACGAACGTAGTCGCTCTCTTAAAACTCGTAAAGTTCGTGGTGTTAAACCACAAGCTGACGATCGTGCTGCTATCATTCAAAACCAAGTCGCTTGGTTAACCATCGGAACTCGTCATGTACATTGTACCTTTGTTAATGATAATACCTTCTTAGTTAACGCTCACGCTTTTACCGATCATTATACTCTCCAACAGTTTCCTGCTGAAACTTTAGTTTCTATTCGCTACAAAATTGGGACAAATTGGGTTTCTCAGAACGTTCGTTTCCAACCCGAATGTATCACCCAAGTTGACCGCAATAGTGATTCCTGTGTTTATCGTCTAGACATGCACATTCCCGGAATGCGCAACATCGTCAATTATTTTATTTCCGAAAAGGAACATATTCCTACTACTAGTACACCTGTCCATCGTTTCGATAATTTTGGTGCTCAAAATGGCACCTTTAACACTACTATAACTATGCCTAGCCTAGATATCGTTTATAAACGACCCGTAACAACAACTGCTTCCGGCTCTATGACATCTAATAATTGTTTTAGGATGGCCGGACGTTCCAATGATGGTGCATGTGGCTCCCCATATGTACTGTCGGTGGGTTCAGGGAATATCCTTGGAATCCACGGTGGCTCAGCTGCTGACACCTCTATTGGCATTTATGTCTTTAGGGAATCACTCGCTCGTGCAGTCACCAACACTCAGGCAGCTCATGCCTACGTCGAAATGCAAAGTATGCTTAACGAAGCATACCCGAATCTCCTCGAATCCAACATTCAAACCGAATTGAATTTTGGTGGACCTTACGTTACAGAAATTCCTCATAATCCTAATCGTAAAACCGCTTTGAAAGAAACACCTCTTCACAGTTGCTTTGGTCCTCCTACCAAAGCTCCAAGTCCGAAACTTATGGAAGGCTCTCCAACCAAATTAGTTGCCTTCCAAGAAGAAAAACATGGCCAACCTCGTATTGCCATTGAAAAGCGTCATCTCGATTATGGAACTCAAGTCGCTCGCCGTCTCTTCGCCTGTGAACCAATTATTACACCTCGTCTCCTCAATAATGACGAAATCGATAATGGTGTTGATGGTGCTCCTGGTCTTGACATTAAAAAGTCACCAGGTTATCCATGGGTCTCGCGTGGTAAAACACGTTCTGATCTTTACAACATTGTCGATGGTAAGTTACAACCGAAGAAAAACCTACAACAACTCAGCGATACTTATGAAAAGCTTCTGTCAACAGGTCCCTCACCTGTTATTTTTGCCTCCGATCTGAAGGATGAACTCCTTAAGTTACCGAAAGTCGCAGCATTGGGCACCCGTACCTTCGAGAAAGGCCCTATGCATTATATCCGTATTATGCGTCGCTATTTTGGCGCATTCAACGAAAATATTTCTCGAAACTACCGCAACGTTCCTAGTAAGATTGGCATTGATCCATTCTCTGCCGATTGGGACCACTTCGCCACCGTCGATCGTACCTTCGTTAAGGGCTTTATGGGCCCATGTGCTTGGGATGCAGATTATAAAAATTATGAAGCCATTATCACTCTTGATATGGTTTCTCACATCTGCGAAGTCATCGAAGACTACTACAAATTGTCACCGAACTACAACGAAGAAGATGCAACCGTCCGTCGCAATCTTCTCTTTTCTACCTTCAACAGCCTTATGGTTAATGGTCGTTTATGCTGGCACAAGTTACAAGGGATGCCCTCTGGATCCCCAATCACTGCTGTCGTTAACAGTATTGTCAACGTCATCATTTTAGCCGCCATGTTTCATAAATGTGGCACAGCTCGTGGACTCACTTTGGGTCCTGACGATTTCCTTGAAAACGTACACCTCTACGTTTATGGTGATGACAATGTCAACATTGTTCGTGAAGAAGCTCGTGATTTCTACAACTTCCAAACTGTCGCTCAGGCTCTCAGTGAATACAACATCAAGATCACTCCTGCCGACAAAACTTTGCCTCTCGATCAAGCACCAGCTCTAGTGCCTATTGATAATGTGGAATTCCTTAAGAAAACCACTTTCTACAACGAATGCCTGCGTGCTTATGTTCCTG